TTAAAACAAAAGGTACAGCACTAGCACCCTTTGATATTTCATTAACACACCTATAGACAATAGCATTTTTTAGATATCCTTCTTTTGCTAAGTCTTGGTATTTGTAAGTTTTGGCTTCTTCAGTTCCGACTCCGAAGTAACCCATCATGTTTGAATTTTTTTGTTCTTCTACAGGTTTATTATTAAATAACCTTTGAAAAAATGTTTGTTGTGCCATCAGCTTATTCTCCAGTTTACTTGTCCTTTAGACTTGCTCAATTCGGTTAATCCCCATACTAAAGCATCTAATCTATCAGGTGAACTATTTGTTTCGCCAGTATAACTGCACATTTGCTGTTCTAACTCTGAAAACACATCCATATGATGCACTCTCCTTTGTTCATACAAAGCTGCGATTGGTTCTGCTCTAAGAATCTTACCTCTTGTTGCTCTTACACTTCTATAAGAAACATTGTTGTCTATATTCCTAATGAGCCTTTCTACCAAATCGCCACCATTGTTCACTTCAGCTACTATTCTATCAGCTTCCCATTCATAGAAAGCATTAATAGCTATTCTACCCCATTTATCAGGAGCATGTCTTCCTGATAAGTCCTCTAGGACATAAAAATGATTATTATAATCTTTGCCTACTACTACTATACCTGTTTCATCAGAATTTGCATTAGCTGTTACAGCAGGGTCAACAGCTACTATTATCTGCTGTAAGTCCTTGTCATCTTGCGACCTTGCTTCATCAATAAGTTCATTAGTCCATAAAGCACCCTCTAAATTATCTACAATCTCTGCATATAATTCCTGTCTTCCAAGATTAGTGCCTTCATATTTATCTTTTAACATGGCTAAAGCACTGTCAGCTAAGTTTGCTTCATTTTCAAATGTGCTACCTGATGTTATATGTACATCTTCTCTTTGCACTAATTCTTTAATTAGTTTTGTAGGTTTAGGTGTTGTTGTTATAACGCATTGTGGATTATCTCCAAGCCTTAATCCAAACATTAACTGGTCAAAGGCTTCAGGGTATCTCCATGCAGCTACCTCATCACACCATGCTCTGTGAAACTGTGGTCCTCTAAGTCTTTCAGGTTCTTGAGCAGCATATCCAGTTATCTTAGAACCATTGAATAATCTTATTTCTGCAACACTGGATGAATAACCCTTTTGATCGTTAGATTGAATAAAACACTCAGGTGGTATTATTGATATAAGTCCTGAAGGACCACCAAAACATACACGCCTTAAATCTCCATGAGTCGGTGCTACAACTGCACAGTTGCTGTTAGGGTTTCTTAGAGCATATAGTGCTATGTCCTGAGCACCTGTTCTAGTTTTACCCCATCCACGCCCTGCTAAAATTAACCAAATATAATGGTTTATTTTAGGTTGAAGTTGTTTATCCCTTGCAGTGTCTAACCACTTAATGCGTAGTGCTGTTGCCTGTGCTTCTGCTGTCTTCAACTGAGTCAAGCAATTCCATAGCTCTTGCGAAGGTTTCATTTTCTTGTAAGTTTCCATTTAGATTTATATTATCCGTTGATTCTCCTAATGCTAATTTTGCAAATTTCTGTGTTTTCAATGCAGCACTTGCCATTGAATCTAATTGTTGTGGAGAGAAATCTTTAATAGAAGCGTTTTGTGTATTTCTAATAACATTGCCACATCTAGCTAATAGTGCTTTTGCAATATTTAAACATGCTGAATCAAGTTTTTTTGCTTCAACTGAAAACTCCTTAATTCTTTGTTGGTCAAGTTTTTCCTCATACTCTTTTTGGAACTTCTCTTGTTGAAACTTCCAATTATCTCTTTGTGCTAATTTATACAGTGTATTTTTAGACAATTCATGTAGATCTGATAAGTCCTCAATTGTTGCTGTTCTTCTAAACCCTTGTGGGTCTATATCTCCCTGAACATAAGACACTCTTAATTGTTCTTTTAATTCAGATGTAATTTTTTTATATTTAGGTTTTTTGTTAGCCATATTTTGTATATTTTTGTAAATGATACCTATATCTATCTATTATTACAAATTGAATTATTTTGTGTTTAGACTGTTATAGATTTCATCTGTTGATTCTAATACTGCATTTTTACCTGTGTAGTTTTGCCATCTCTCAACAATAACATCTGCATACTTTGGGTCTAACTCCATGCCATAGCATCTTCTACCTGTTTTCTCTGCTGCTATCAAAGTTGAACCTGAACCTAGAAATAAATCTAAAACAAGATTAGTTCTTTGAGTAGAGTTATTAATTGCTCTCTCTACTAATTCTATAGGCTTTGTTGTGGGGTGTAACTTTGACACTTTTGGTCTTTGTACTTCCCATACATCTGATTGCTTTCTATCAAGCAAAGGACTGAGCCTTGTTTCATCTCCATTCCACCCATACCAGATTGGTTCATATTGTGTGTGATAGTCCTTTCTAGATATAACAAGTGAATCTTTTGTCCATATGATAGTGCTTGACCAGTGGAAGCCACTGTCCCTAAGTGTCTTGTCAACTATTGCCCATTCTTGAGCAGACATAACAAGATAGATCATACAACCACCCTTACTAGCTATTTTTAGTGAAGTGCAAAACCCCATGACAAAATCAGACCACTCATCTGCTTCCATGTGATCATTTAATATTTTCCTTTCTTTATATTTACCACCTGCTGTTTCAGAACCATAATTCACATTCCAAGGTGGGTCAGTAAATATCATATCTGCACGTTCTTTATTCATTAACTTTTCCACATCATCAATAGATGTGCTGTCTCCACATAGCAATCTATGGTTTCCTAATATCCATACATCACCCATTTTTGATATTGGAGGGTCTTCAGTCATTTCAGGTATGACATCTTCTTCTGCTTGTGGTTCTTCAACAAAAGATTCTAGGTTCATATCAAAACCCATGTCTTCTAATTCCACATCAGTAAATCCTGTATACTCTAAATCGTAGTCGCTTTCTAAAAGGTCTGTTATTTCTTTAGTTAAAAGACCATAATTCCATGATGCGTATTCAGCAGATTTGTTATCCATGATTCTATAGGCTTTAATTTTATCTTCAGATAGATCATCAGCAATGAAGCAAGGCACGTTTGTGAACCCCAGTTCTTTTGCTGCTGCAAATCTTGTATGACCAACAATTATTATATTATTTTTATCTAGTACTAAAGGTTGTTGAAAGCCAAACTCAGACAATGATTTTTTTACAACATTAATTGCATCTGTGTTCACTCTTGGGTTGTCGTGATAAGGGATAATCTCATCTATTTTAACATCTGTTATATTCATAGGAACTCCTTTTTAATGATTTTAACCTAATTATTCCATTTCGTAAAATAAGACCATCAAATCATATATTCCATTTTGGGTAGATTCATGATATACTGGTCATGTGACAAAATTTTAATAAAATGATAAGGAGTATAAAATGATAAAACTAAAAGCTAAAACTAAGCATGGTGACATTGAGTGGAAATGGAAAGACACAGGTCATCCCTCTGCTGAATATAAGTCTATCCATCATCAATGGTGGATTCCCAAGAAATCTGATTTACAGATTGTAAGCAAAGTAGATATATTATTTAAACAAGATGTGAAAGACGAGATATGGAATGATATGCAGTCTGATCTTGATTATTTAAAAGATATTTACAAACTGCATAAACAAAATAAAAAGAAAATTGCACAGGGAGAATCATAATGAGCAGAGATGTCCAAAGACAAAAGGTCTATGACTGGGAAGATTCTCAGTCATGGATGATTAAGAGGAGTTACCTTAGTCAAGATCAATGTCATCAAGTCATCAAGAGACTGAATAAGATATTTAGAAGGAATGTTAAGCTAAGATTTAGAAATGGTCATGGTAGTTGTTGGGCATTCAATCAGAATGATATTTTAATACGCAATGAGTGGGGACGGTCTTATGCAGTTCTCATACATGAGTATGCACACTGTCTTTCTAATGACAGTCACAATGGTAGATTTGTTTCTAACTACTGTTTGCTTCTTCATCATCTTCATCCTGAACAACCTTCTATAAAAGATTTAGTAAGGAGTTTGAATGATGCGAATATTGACTTTGTTGATTTTGAAAAAACCTTATCTAAAAGAGTTTTAAGCAAAAGACTTAAACCGTTTGAAGATGTCAGCACAGTTGTCATCCCTGAACCTAAGAGATTTATCAAAAGAAGAATGTCAGCTAAGAAGAGAGTGCAGAAACTTTTAGATGAATGGGGTAAGTTTTATGATGTTGCTGAATATGAGTATTACAGCTTTAAGTTTGTAAACATAAATGGTTTTGAACATGGAATTGAATTTACAACTTGGAAGCAAGTAGAAGATTGTTTACTAGAAGCAATTCAACAGAGACTACATGAACACGAAGATTTTAAAAAATCTTAGTATTCCAAATTGTCTTGACACTAATATTAATAAAACGTATCTTGTCTAACCCAAGATAAAAAAACAAAGAGAGGAAAACATGTCTATTGAATGTCTTAACAAAGCACTAAAAATACAATTCACAAATCAAACTCCGACCAAGCGTTTAATTCTAATTTTACTGGCTAATTATTGTGACGATCAAAACAGCTGCTATCCAAGCTATGCACATATAGCAAAACTAGCAGGTCTTAAAGATACAAAGCATATAGCAGGGATTGTTAAAGAGTTTGAAGAGTTGGGTTTATTGAGGATTGAAAAAAGGTATAAGGAAGATGGAGGTAACACATCAAATAGATACCATTTGACCATCAGGGGTGAGGATAACCCCCCCTATGGTGTGGACACCACCACCCCCCTTGCCACCACCCCACCCAATACTAAAGACTACACTAAAGATGACAAGAAAGACTATATGTCTGCTTTTAAAGAGTTTTGGCTTTTATATCCAAGAAAAGAAAAAAAGGCTTTAGCTGAACAAAAATATAAAGTGGTTAGTAAAAAATATGGAAATGAAAACATATTACTTTTCTTAAAAAGATATCTTAATGATATTGAAATTAAGAAAACTGAAAAGCGATATATACCCCATTGTTCTTCATGGCTAAATCAAAAACGATTTTTAGATTATGAGGATTATGAAATGCAAGAAATAAAATCTGATCAGCCTAAATCAAACACGATTTCAAACTGGCATGATGACCTTCAGTTAGGCTAGTCTAAATAAAAGTCGTTAGGTTCTACTTTGCCTTTTGTGTATTCATGTATAGCAACCATCTCTGCTTTTCTAGGGATGCGTGATTCTAGGATGTACTTTGAAAGACCACCTTGCGATAATCTATGCCCTGTTTCTTTTTCCATTTCGTTTATGAATTTATCTTGTGTAAGATTGTTTGTGTTTAAATATTCTTTTAATTTCATACCTTCACCTTTTATATATTTTATATTGCATTGAAATCCATATCGGATTATACTGGGTTTTATAAATTAACACAAATAATAAAATGAGGACATAAAATGAATACTAATAATCCATTTGACCAATTTGAAATAGAACACCTATCAGCTAGTTCTATAAACCTATTTATCCAAGACATACCTTTATTCATTGTTAGGTATTTGGCTAAACACAAATCACCAACTAATCCTGCAATGGTAAGAGGAACTGTTATAGATCACTGTATAGGTAATAAGACTTCAGTTGCAGAAGCACAAAAAGAGTTCAAGAAGATAATGAACTACGAAAAGAAACAAGGAAATGTATTTGATAAAGAAAAAGCAGATACAGAATATAACAACTTAGAAAGGTACTTAGAGATAGGCATACCCTTCTATGAGAAATTAGGAGAGCCTGTAAGCTATCAGGAGAGAGTTGAATTAAACTTTGATGACTTGCCTGTTCCAATAATAGGTTTTGTTGATATGGAGTATAAGGATTGCATCAGGGATATTAAGACCACTGCAAAAAGACCATCAACATTACTACCCCCAGTTCAAAGGCAGATAGCAATTTATGCTACTGCATTAGAAAAGAATCGTGCCTATGCCGATTACCTTTATGTAACCAAAACGAAAGCAGAGGTTATAACCTTAGAGGTAGATGATATAGACATGAGGTTGAATGAGGTGTACAGGGTCGCATCAGCAATGATGAACCTTTTACAAGATAATGATATTAATTCTTTGGTAGATAAGTTCTATCCTGACTTTTCCAATTGGATGTGGTCTGATTCTGATAGAGCAGTTGCTAAAGAACTATGGAGAATAAAATGAAATATGAACTAACTTTTGGACAAGTGTGGAACACACTATCTAATGTAAATGTAAATGAAAGAGCAGAAAAGAAGATGAATCTAACTTATCTATCTTGGGCATGGGCATGGGGAACTCTTATGGAGCATTATCCCTTTGCTACATACAAGTTTGATGAAGAAGCTACAAGCTCTAATGGAACTGTTATGACAAATTGCACACTCACAATAGGCAATTTAGAAAGAAGTATGTTCCTGCCTGTTATGGATTATAAAAACAATTCAATAGCTAACCCAACATCAAGACAGGTATCAGATACAAGAATGAGATGTTTAGTTAAATGTATGGCTATGTTTGGACTAGGACATTACATATATGCAGGAGAGGAGTTGCCTGATAGCAAAGTTGATGAAGCAGAAGCAAAGGTTATTCCAGTCAAAGAAGCAAAGTTTAAGTTTGAAAAGACTGGTGGTGAAACAGCAGATGCAGACAATATAGAAGATTATTTATTGATCTTGGCATCTAACTTAGGAGACCCAACTAATGTGTTACATAAGAAGGCTTATGCATCTAACAGAGACAATGTTTTAGTAGCTTTAGAATCTACAAACATGGGCGATAAGAACCATGCAAGAATAGAAAAGCTAATTAGCTTATACGAGGGAGAATAATGGAACTGCCAACAGCACTGCAAGGCAAACCTAAAAGCAAACTAACCTTAGACGATTGTGTGTTCCTTGTATTAAGGAACGCCAACGCTAGGGGTGAGTGGATGAACTTTTGGACTATATCAGAAAGAATACTGAACTCTGTAAACAAGAAATATGGTGAGCCAACCATAAGTGCATCTATTAGAAACATGCGTAAGGAACATTGTAGGGAAGCCTATGATTTGCCTTTATATGGAGAGGTCATTCTGAAAAGAAGAATGTTTAACAGCAAAGGTT